CGTCGTGATGTTCATCACCACGCTGACCGCCCTGCCCCCGCCCGCCTGCACGCCCAGCCGCCCGTCAGGCCCCCGTGCCAGCGGCATGATCGCCTCGGGTCCCGCCTCGCCCATCAGGCCCCGCCCGCCCCGCATGGGGAAGGTCGTCGGCGTACCGACGATCCCGCCCTTGGCGAAGGGCATCACCTTGCCCTGGCTGAACGCCGCGCCATTCGCGAAGGGCATCCCCGCGCCCATGAGTCCGGCCACGCCCTGCGCCAAGAGCCCTCCCAACGCGCCCGTCACCGGCTTCATCGCGATGGAATAGACCGTGTCGACGATCGTGTTTGCCACAGACTTCAGCGCGTCGTTCAGCTTCATCCCGTCGAAGACCAGCCCGTCGAAGGCCTTCCGCAACCCCCCGCTGATCCCGGTCGACAGAGTGTTCACCTCGCGGCCGGTGAAGATCATCGTCTCGCGCATCCGCGCCAGTTCCCCGTCGAAGGCCGCCACCATCGACACCGAAGACCCCATCTGCGCCTCAAGCGCCTGGAGCTGCTCCTGCATCGTCCCGATATCCGCCATCGCGCTCATCCTTCCTTGCATCCGGGAATGCCGCCGCCAGTTCCGCCAGCCGCGCGCGTGTCAGGGGCGGGACCAGACCCTCCCGCCCCAGCATGATCTTCAGCTCCACCGGCGTAAGCCGCCAGAAAACCGCAGGTTCCAGCCCCAGCCCATGCAGGCCCGCCTGCATCAGCCCGCGCCAGTCGATCCCACGTTGGAGGCCACTCATGGCTCTTCCGGCAGGGCGAAGGCGCGCGCCAGCAGCTCGGCCGCCGCCCGCGCCGCTTCGACCGGCCCACCGCCGATTTCGACCTGCAGCAGGTCCGCCGCCGACCCCTGCCACCCGCCCCCGCGAAGCCCGGCCACGATCAACGCCAGCACATCGCGCGTGGAGAACCGCCGCTCCTCGAACCGCTGCACCAGCTCCAGAAGCGACCCCGTCTCCAGCGTTTCCTCCAGCTCGGCCAAGGCACCTAAAGTCAGCTTTGCCACATGGCGCTGGCCATCCAGCCAGATCGCCACCTCGCCTGCCCAGGGGTTCGCCATGTCAAAGCGCCGTGAAGGTCAAGGCACCCGCCGAGGCCATCGCCATCTCGTAGCTCGCCTCGTCGTTGTGACTGCCCGAATATTCGATGCTGGTGATCTGGAACGGCCCCTCGATCACGCCGAAGCTGGGGATCACCACCTGAAAGTCCGGAATCTCGCCGTTGAAGAACACCTGCCGCGCGCGCTCGTCCGTGTTCTCGTCCCGAAACACCCCCGACCCCGAGATCGCCGCCGATTTCACGCCCGCGCCCGCCAGCAGTTCACGCCAGCCGCCCTGGCTTTCCAGGCTGGTGACATCCACCGATTCCGTGTTGAAGCTGATCCGCGTCGCTCGCAGCCCCGCGATGGTGACGAACTGCCCGTCCCCGGTCTGGTCGATCTTGATCAGCAGATCCTTGCCGCTTTGCACAGCCATGTTCGCTCTCCGTGTGAAGGGTGTTGGGCGGGCGCTACAACTGCACGCGCGCCCGGAAGGTCAGGTCGATCCGCCGCGTCTCGCCCTCTTCGATCCGGCGCGCGTTGGCCCGGACAAAGAACAGGCTCACCAACTGGCCGCGGCTCAAGCTCAGGGACGCCCCGACCAGAGCATCCGAAATGTCGGCAGCGATGGTCTTGATCGACAGGAATCCGGTCGCATCGGTGATCACGCTGATCACCAGCTGATGCTCGGCCCCCGCGCCCGATTTGTCGGACTGGTCGCGCGCCTCCTCGGGGCCGATCAGCACGAAGGTCCCGGTCGCGTTCGGCGGCACCGCGTCGTAGATCGCCACACCCGTCAGCGCTGGCCAGGCAGACAACCGCTGGAATACCGCCGTCTGCAGGGCGGGTGCTGCACCATAGCTCATTTCGGCACCTCCTCGCGGGCGAAACAGGTCAGGTAGCGGCCCTGCGGATCACGCTCGGTCACGGCCTGGATCAGAAACAGCCGGGCCCCCTCGCGAAAACGCTGCCCCGCCTTCGGGCGCGAGGGCGAACCGACCGCCGCCCCCCTAACCGTGATCCGGTAGGGCACTGCCGACAGCATCCGCTCCTCGCCCAGCGTGTCGCTGCCCGACCCCGGCAGCACCTCGGCCCAAAGCACGCCCAGCGCCGCCCAAGCCTCGGTAAAGCCGCCCGCGCCATCCGGCGTGCGGACCACGGCCTCCAGGCCCAGCGCCCGGTTCAGATGCGGCGCGTTCATTTCTTGCCTCCGCCCAGGATGCGCACCGTCCGCCAACGCTCGATCAGCGCCACCACCCCAAAGGGCAACCCCGCTCCTTGAGCGCCATCGTCGTTGCGATGCTCGTAGAACTCCCCGGCCAGCAGCAGCACCGCCTGCCGCAGGTCCACCGGAATATCGGTCCAGACAGCGCCGAACCCTGCGTCGAACGCCACCTTCACCAAACCCTCGCCGGGGATGATCGGCAGCGCGCCGCCTTTCCCTGCCAGCCGCGGGCGATGCAGATCCTTTACCAGCCGGTAAGCACCGGCAGGCACCACCACCTCGCCCCCCGCCGCATCGACCAGCGTAACGCTCACGATCCCGGGCACCGGGGCGACCGGCAGCGCCTGTTCCTCGTCCCTCCAGCACTCCAGCACCCACAGGAAACGACGCTGGAACAGCATCTTGCCGATCCGCCCCTCGATCGCCGCAAGGCTCGCGCGAAGGTAGGTCTCGATCAGCCCGTCCTGCATCCCGTCATCGGCAAAGCCCGAGCCCATCCGCAGATGGTCCTTCATCTCTTCCACCGGCAGGGCCGCCTGGGGCACCGGGGTTTCTTCGGTCAACATCATGATCAGCTCTCCGCCCACGGCCGGGTTTCAGGAAGTGCAGGCACGGGTTTGGCCCGGCCCCTCGAAGGGACCGGGCCGACAGGTCACGACACTGCAATCTTCAGCAGTTTGATCGCCGCATAGTCGGTGATGTCGCCGCCAACGCGCTTGTTGGCGTAGAACAGGACATTCGGCTTGGCCGAGAAAGGATCCCGCAGGATGCGCAGATCCGGGCGTTCCGCGATGGTATAGGCCGACCGGAAGTCGCCAAAGGCCACGGCATAGGCGTTGGCCGCAATGTCCGGCATGTCTTCCGACACGACGACCGGATAGCCCATCAGCCGCGAAGGCTCACCCGCTGCCAGCCCGTCCGACCACAGGAAGCGGCCATCGGCATCCTTCATCTTCCGCACCGCACCCACGGTCTTCGAATTCATCACGAAGCTGCCGTTCGCCCGATAGTCCGCGCCCAGCGCATAGACCAGGTTGATGATGCAGTCGGCCGCGTTGGTGGTCGCGAAATCCGCAGCCGCCCCCGTCGGGATGTAGCCGATCTGCCCCCAGGTCCAGGACGCATTCGCCACCTTGGTCGGCAGAAGGATGCCCTTCGGCTTGTCCACGCCGTCGCCGTTGATGAAAGCCGCAGCCTCGGCCCGGATGAAGCGGGTCGCGATCTTCTCGGCCAGCCAGCCCTCCACGTCGAAGGCGCTGTCGTCCAGCAGACGCTGGCTGGCCTTGGGCATCGCCGCCAGCTCATGCAGCTTGATCGAGATTCGCTCGATCACCGGCGTCGCGGTCTCGGTGGCGGCGGCGGTTTCCGTGGCCCAGCCCGAACCGACTTCGCTGCGATCCACGATCACGTCGAACGAGGTAGCCTCGACCTGCACCACATTCGCCACCGACCGCAGCGACGAGGTCGACAGAAGCAGCGACTGGATGCGCTCCGAGGTCTGCGGGTCGACCAGATAGCCACCATCGGCCGCCACGGCGCTGGACATCGCCTTGCCTTCCAGGCTCAGGCCGCGCAGGCCGTCATCGTCGCCCGACCGCAGATAGGCGTTGAACGCCTTCTGATGCGGGGCTTCCACCTCCGCACGGGCCGAAAGCGCCGGGCGACCATAGGACATCGTCTTTGCGTTCAGCATGGTCAATCGCTCTTCCTGATGTTTCAGCGTGGATTTCACGTCTTCCTGAAAGGTGCTGAATTCTTTCAGGAACCCGGTCATGGCGGCCTTCGCCTCCGCAGCCGGCGATTGGACCGGGGACAAGCCTTCCCCGGCCCGAGACTTGGTCTCGGTCATCGTTCTTCCCTTTCGTTTGCATTTCCGAACCTGCGGGCGCCCCAGGCGCCTCCCCTCCACCTCGTGGGGAGGGGCTGGGGTGGGGGGGTTACGCTTCCGACAGCGCCCGACGCGCGTCCTCGAAGATCGCCGCAATCTGCCGCCAGCCGTCGTCCAGCGCCTCCGCCTTGGCCGCGACCCGCGCCTCGGGCAGCATCGGGAAGGTCACCAGCGACACTTCCCAAAGCTCAAGTTCCGACAGCAGCCGCTGGCCCTTGCCGTCGCGCTCCGCCTTGACCGTACGATAGCCGATGGACAGCCCGTCGATGGCCCCCGCCTCGACCAGAGCCGCCACTTCGCGGCCCCGCTCCACCTGCGGCAGGATGCGCCCCTTGACCCACAGGCCCGTGGCATCTTCCTTCACCTCATCCCAGACGCCGATGGGCTGGCCGGGATCATGCTGCCACAGCATCTTGACCCGACCACCCTTCGCCGCCAGCCGCTTCAGGCTTGCCGCATAGGCGCCCTCCCGCACGATGTCCCCGCCCTGATCGGCCTTGCCAAACAGCGAGGCATAGCCCTGCACCACATGCCCCTCGCTGACCACCAGCCCCGCCTCGGGCCGGTGGAACTTGCGCTCGGGCGCTCCCCAATCCGTCATCGCCTCACCTCATCGAAGCCTGGATGACCGTTTCGGCCATCTGCGCCAACAGGAACGCCGCCACACCGTAGACGCCGACCCAGATCCGTTTCTCCAGCCGCTCCAGCGTGGCCTCGAT